GGGGCGTAAACAGGGGAACCTGGGTAGTAGGTCGCGCCTTGAAACATGCAAGACAAAATGGTTTAGGCAAAGCGATCTGGCAAGGCGTAAACAATCGTCATAGAAAATCATGGGTACGGGTTAGGGCAACCCCGTGGGTGGGGCAATCACATCTATGCCCTAGCACGAAAACAAACGATTGACATACACAAAACAAACACAACAAACACAAGCCCGTCCAGATGCTCTACCATTAGAAACGACAGCAAGCGCGAAGCGCGCGCTAGCACAAGCCGAAGGCGCGTGAGCAAAATGACAAGACCCAGCACCCCATACGACACAGCAGAATACAAACGCAAACGTGCAGCGCTACTAGCAGACAACCCACCCTGCCATTGGTGCGGAAACGAAGCAACAACCGCAGACCACCTAGTTGAACTAGACCGCGGCGGATCACACGATGAAATGGTGCCAGCCTGCCTGCCATGCAATAGTCGAAGGGGTCAGGCTTATAAACGGAAGCGTGACGCAATACAAAACCACCACCGCAATGAAGCATTGAAAGACAAAGGGTATGCAATAACAAAACCTGAACGGATTTTTTATGGGGAAAAACATATGACCCCGACCCAACTCAATACTCTATCCGAAGGCCCGAACCAGCCAGGATCAGCGCCAACCAGCCATGATGGGCCGCGGTTGGAAACGTTGGTTCCTGATGGGCTGGCATCGTTTGGGGCGGATCTGGGGGGCTGGGCTAGGGACATACTGGGAATTGATTTGATGCCCTGGCAAATCAGGTGTTTGACCAACCAGTTAGTCCATGATGATGATTTGAATTTGCACAATCGAATTTCGTTGGTTTCAACAGCGCGCCAAAACGGAAAGACCGTTGCCCTTATGACGTTGGTGGGTTGGTGGCTCACAAAAATGCCAATCATCAGAGGTAAGAAACAACTGGTGCTGTCTGTAAGCCATCGGCTTGATTTGGGCGTAATGCTGTTTGACGAATTGGCACCAATTCTGGAAACCAAATTTGGTGCAAAGGTTTCGCACTCTTATGGCCGTAACAGCGTCACAATGCCTGATGGATCCCGTTGGATTGTGCGCGCTGCTGGGCCGTCCGTTGGTCACGGCACTAGCCCGAACCTGATCGTGGCTGATGAGATTTGGGACATTTCAAGCGAAGCAATTGACGGTGGTTTGTTGCCTGCTATGCGCGCCCAAAAATCGCCTTTGCTGTCCTGCTGGTCAACGGCTGGCACCGAAAATTCGCGCGCCTTCCTCAAATGGCGTGAACAGGCATTGCGAATGATTGACCAACAAAAAACGGGCAACCTGTATTTTGCGGAATGGTCACCACCACCAGACCTAGACCCAATGAACCCTGCCGCATGGGCATGGGGAAACCCAGCATTGGGGCACACGTTGACAATGGAAACCATCACAGCGGAAAGCGAAAACCCAGACCGCACCCAATTCCTTCGCGCCTCATGCAACCTGTGGGTGGCATCAGATCAGGGTTGGCTCACACCAGGCCTGTGGCAATCACTCAAATTCGATGGGCAGATCCCTGACGGTGGAACCGTGGCAATTGAAAACAGCGTGGACGAAACACGCTATTTTGGTTTGCGCGCCGTAGCCCTACCAGACGGACGCACCGCCATCACCGTTGAATTCATGGTGGACACCTACGCGCAAGTCATGGAACACGTTGAACGCCTAAACCAAAACCCTGCAATCAAATTTGCAATCACCCCGTCAATTGATCTGCATTGGCCATTGCATTTAGAACGCAAAAAAGTAATCGTGGGCTACGGCGAAATTTTGAAATGGACAGATCCCGTTCGCCAAATGATCCGCCAAAAACTGTTAGTGCATACAGGTGAAACCATGCTGGCTGAACATATCGGGCGCGCCGTAGCAGTCAGATCACAAGGATCCATAGCGCTTTCATCACAGCGTTCAAGTGGCCCTATCGAATTAGCGCGCCTAGCGGTCTTTGCAGCAGCGCTGACTAGCAAACCAAAAACAGGTGGCAAACCCATGATGGTTGTTTCAAATGGCTAATATGAAAACGGCACCAGGCTGGCCTTCGCCTTCTGTCGGGTTTCGCATAGCCTGGTGTCACCAACAACAACCCAATGTGTGTAATGCTTGACGCATGGGTATTTTGAGCCGTAACAAACAGGCCGCTATTTCAACACATGCTGGGGAACCAGCGGTGGCAGGCGGATTTGCGCCAGGCTATTCATCATCGAATGTTGGCGTGAACATGATCGGCCAGTACTACACCTACCGCGAAGGCGAACAAAGAAACGCTGCCGTATCGGTGCCAACCATCAACCGCGCAAATTCACTTTTCAAATCAGTCATTGGTTCAATGCCATTGAAAATGTATAACGAAATGTGGAACGGCGATGAAATGGAAAAGGTGTACATCGCACCGCGTTCATGGTTACGCCGCCCAGATCCATCTGTTTCATACCAGTTTTTGATGGCGTGGACGCTCGATGATTTGCTGTTTTATGGGCGCGCGTTTTGGTACATCACAAGCCGAACCGCTGATGGTTACCCTGCATCATTCACACGTTTGCCAGCGGGATCAATCACCACCACCGACATGGCCCCACCCGTCTGGTTTGCGCCATCATCACAGGTGTATTTTCAGGGCGGTGAAATTGACCCAGCAAACCTTGTGCAATTCTTATCACCAGAACAGGGTTTGGTTTATTCCGCGCCAAACGCAATTGATACCGCGTTGAAATTAGAGCAAGCGCGAAACCGTAACGCATCATCATCAATTCCTGCTGGCATATTGCGCCAAACTGAAAACAGCGAACCACTAAGCGCCCAGGAACTTTCAGATCTTGCTGCACAATTCAATGCAGCGCGCGCGACAAATCAAACCGCAGCGTTGAACCAGTATTTGACCTACACAGAAACCGCTGCGACACCTGACAAAATGCTGTTGATTGAGGCCAGCCAATATCAGGCGCTGGAAATGTCACGTCTAGCAAATGTTCCGCCATACCTTGTGGGCGTTGCTACGGGCGCGTACTCATACCAATCAAGCCAACAGGCCCGCGCGGATCTCTACCTGTTTGGTGTGAAACTGTATGCAGATGCCATTGCTGGTGCGTTATCAATGGATAATGTTTTACCGCGTGGAACGTATGTTGAATTTGATGCTGATGAATACCTAGAGGAAAATTTTATGGCAGACAAAATGGACAGCACAGAAACCGTTATTGAGGAAAACACACAAGAGGAGTTAGCAAACCGATGATCAAACTAATTGCAGGCGATTTCACGCTAGACGCAGCGCAAGGCGAACAGCCACGCCGTTCAATTTCTGGAACCGCGGTTCCCTATAACGTGCCCGCCCGCGTCAGCGATGGCACAGAGGTAATTTTCCGCCCCGGATCCCTGCCCGTTGAAGGCAAGGCACCGCGCCTGTTTATGTACCACGATGCCTCAATGCCAGTTGGTGTGGTCACCGAACGCGTAGATACCGAACAAGGAATGATGTTTACAGCAAAAATCAGCGCCACCACATTGGGCAATGACGCGCTGGTAATGGCCGCGGACGGCACAATTGATCAGGTCAGCGTGGGCGTAAACCCAACCAAATTTTCTTACGATGAGGCAGGCACCATGATCATCGAAGCAGCCGAATGGCAGGAACTAAGCCTGGTACCAATCGGCGCATTTGGGGACATGGCCAACATTTCACAAGTGGCTGCAAGTATCCACCAAGAGCCAGAGGAAATCAGCAATACTGAAACACAGGAACCGATTGAAAAGGAAACAGAAATGTCCGAACCAGTAACACCAGCAGTTGAAGCAACAATTCCAACCGCACCAATTTTTGCACAGGCAAAGCGCGAATTTGTTTTGCCATCAGCAGGCGAATACATGGCCGCCTACCACATCGGTGGTGACACATTCGCAAACATCAACAAAGCAATTGCGGAATACACCGCATCGAAGCGGACACCATTACAAGCGGCAGCGGGCGATGTGCTTTCCACGGACACACCTGGCCTCTTGAATGTCAACGTGCTGGGACCATTGGTGCAGGATCTGAATTTCGTCAGGCCTGTAGTTGAAGCATTAGGCGCTCGCGCTTACCCAGACAGCGGTGCACAAAAAACATTCATTCGCCCAACGATTACCACGCACACTAGCGTTGCATCACAATCAACAGAATTGTCAGCAGTATCTGCAACCACAATGGTTATTGCATCAAACAGCGTGAGCAAAACCACGTTGGCTGGACAGGTCACATTGTCGGTGCAGGATATTGATTTCACCAACCCTGCCGCAATGCAGTTGATCTTGAATGACCTGATGGGTGAATACATGATCGCATCGGACAATTTCGCAGCCGATAACTTGCTTTCCGCTGCAAACTCATCTGGTGTGTGGGACGGAACCCCAGAGGATTTGTTGAAGTCAGTTTATGACGCAGCAAATGACGTTGCATCGGGCCGAAACTGGATGCCGACACACATGTTTGTTTCCGTTGACGTTTGGGCACAACTTGGCCAACTTGTTGACAGCAGCAAGCGACCATTGTTCCCATTCATCGGTGCAGGCCTCACAGGTCAAAACGCATTGGGATCATCAAGCGCTGGATCATGGAACGGAACCCCAATGGGTCTGCAATTGGTAGTTGACAGCAACTTTGCTGCAAAAACCATGATCATCACCCGCGTTGGTCAAGGCCAGGGCGATGCCTTCGAATTCTACGAAAGTATCCGTGGGTTGCAGAGCCTGGAAGCGCCTGCTGTTTTGGGTCGCACGATGTCATTCCACGGCTACGTTTCAACCTTCGCAGCAATTGGTGGAATGATCCGCAAGATCACCCAGGCCTAGTAGAAAGGCGGCCTAACCGCCATGGCTACTTACACAGTCACCAACAAATACCTGGTTGACAATTACGCAGTTTTGCAATTACTCACCCCCAATGAAATTGCAGTAGGGCAATCCATCACCGTTGCTGGTGTTGATGCAACATTCAACGGCACAGCATCGGTGGTGGCAATTCCCCAATACCTGTTCATTGGTGTTGATACGCAGGGTGACCTGCTTTATGACTACCAGATACCAATTCAAAATCAGGTGCTGTACGCCAAAACCGCGGACGATGTTGAACGCGTTGCAGCATCAGGAACTGTTGCCTATAACCCTGTTTGCACATGGATCACCGCAGCAAACATTGAGGATTGGTTAGGCATTGGAACCGCTACCGCAGCGGACACCACATTTCTGACGCAATGCGCCAGCGCTGCAAATGCCTACTGTTACCGCAAAAGATTAGAAAGCGGATACATAGACAGTTTGACCACCAGCCCGTCAGGTGACGTGACGCTGGGAACAATCCAATATGGTGGTGCGTTATACAGGCAACGTGGCAGTATTGATGTGTTCGCATCATTCAGCGAAATGGGCACAGCACCAACCACAGGCCTGTCCCCAATCATCAAACAGTTGCTAGGTATCCAACGCCCGCAGGTGGCCTGATGCCCGTTGCATACACAGACCTGTTCAATGAGGCGCTGGACGATCTGAAAACCAAATTGGAAACCATCACAGGTTTGCAAGTGGTAACAGATCCCAGAAACCTTGTACCACCATGCGCGTTCATTGGTGCCTGCTCATTCGAAACATGGAACTACAACATTGTCAAAATCAGTTGGCCTGTACAAATCATTTCAATGGGGCCAGCAAACCTTGACGCAATGCGAAACCTGCTGAACCTGACCGCAGGCGTTCTGGCAGGCGTTGGATCCGTCACCGCGGGCCGTCCAACCACCGTTGACATTGGCGGCGTGATGTTGCCATGCTATGAATTGACCGTGATGCAACAGGCGCAAACAGCATGAAATATGTGATCATTTCCCCACGTCTAGGAACACCAGGTGACGAATTTGACCCAGGTGATGACAATGTGGATCATTTGTTGGCTGGCGGTTTTATCAGACAATCCACCGACAAAGCACCAAAACCATCTAAAGTGAAAACCAAACCTAAGGAGTAGAAACCACATGGCAACCAGTACCCTGTTGAGCAATCCAAAAGTCCAAATTGGCACAGTCATTGGAACAATTGTTGACCTCACCGATCAAAGCACCGCAGCAACATTGACACGCACAGTCGAAGCATTAGAGGACACCGCATTTGGTACGGGATCACGCACCTACACCGCAGGCCTTGAAAACAACGAATTGACCGTGACCATGTACATGTCCTATGCAGCATCAGAAACGTATGCAAGTCTCAAAGACATCGTGGGAACGAAATGCACCGTAAAAGTAAATCCTGCATACGGATCAGGTGACAGCGCGACAAACCCAGGTTTCATTTTGACAGATACCTATTTGGAAAGCCTGCCAGTCATTTCAGCATCGCTGGGTGAGTTGACCACGGTTGATCTGACATTCCAGGGTGGCGTTTACAGCGTTGACGTAACTACCTGATTTCAATAACACAAACTAGACGGAAGGATTGAAATGAAAATCAAATTGCGTATCACGCTGAACGAAAACACCCCACCGCGTGAGGTAACCACAAACCTGTTGGTGATCAGCGAATGGGAAAAATCAGAAAACCGCAAAGTGTCTGACGGCCGTGGCATCGGTGTCAATGACATGGTTTGCTGGGCGTTTCATTTATACAAATTGGCAGGCGAAATTATGCCAGCCACATGGTCTGAATGGTTGAAACAAAACCCAGACATGGACATTGAAGCGGTGGACACAACAGACCCAAACCCTACGGTCGCGGCACCTACCGCCGCCAACTAGCCGAAGTTTTGGTGGCTGTCGGTTGGTGGCCGCCACATATCGAATTTGACACCCGCGATTTGCAAACAGTCATTACTGTGTTGAATAAGCAAAACAAGGGAAAACGATGAGCGCCACCGCACAAATTGAGGTTTACGGATTGAAGGAAGCGCTGAAAGAATTGCGCCAGGTTGACCCCGATTTACGCAAACGAATTGGCAAAGAGGCAAAGGAACTAGCCAAACCTGCCATTGATGATGCAAAGGCCAGTTACCCACCGCGCCTGCTGTCTGGTATGGAACGCGCATGGACACAACGGGGAAACCAAAAATTCCCGTACAGCCAACAAAAAGCCCAGCGCGGTGTTGGTGTCAAAGTGGATACCAGCAAACGCAATTCCAGCACCATAGCCATTATTCAAAAAGACCCCGCCGCATCAATCATTGACATGGCAGGCAAACAGGGCGGATCTAACGCCCAGGGCGCACGTTTCATTTCTGCCTTGACATTGCAATTTGGTTTGCCTTCACGCGTCATGTGGCCCGCCTATGACCGCAATGCGGGCGCTGTGGAACAAAACATGGTTGAATTGGTTGAACGCGTAATGGACGCTGTCAATAGAAACCTGGTGATGTAATGGCAATCAAAATTCCGATCATTTCAGAATTCGACAGCAAAGGCTTAGACAAGGCTATAAAGGAATTCCAAAGCCTTGAAGGCGCTGGCGCAAAGGCTGGTTACGCCGTCAAAAAGGCCGCCCTGCCTGCCGCTGCTGCCGTTGGCGCTTTGGGTTATGCGTTGGCTGGTGCCACGAAAGCAGCAATGGAAGATCAAGCCGCACAAGTTGAACTAGCGCGCACCCTCAACATTTCTGCTAGCGCTACTGATGCACAAATTGCTGCAACAGAAAACATGATCAGCAAAATGTCATTGGCCAGCGGTGTTGCTGACGATGATTTGAGGCCTGCCTTAGCCAGCCTTGTGCGCGGTACAAAAGACATTGGCAAAGCACAAGAAGGCTTAGCGCTGGCAATGGATATTTCCACAGCCACAGGCAAAGATTTGGCAACGGTTTCTGACGCGCTATCGAAGGCCTACGGCGGAAACATGAAAGGTTTGAAAGCGCTTTCACCAGAAATGGCGGCGTTGATCAAAGACGGTGCAGACCTGAACACCATCATGGACGTGCTGGGTGGAACATTTGGTGGCGCGACAGCCGAAGCGGCAGGAACCGCTGAAGGCCAAATGAAACGTTTTGGAATTGCTATTGCGGAAGCAAAAGAAAACATTGGCGCGGCGTTGATCCCTGTAATTGAAAAAGTGTTGCCTTTGCTCACCGCGTTTGGTGCTTTTGCACAAGAAAACACCACCACTTTTCTGGTAATCGCTGGTGCCATCGGTGGCATTGCGTTAGCGGTTTTGGCTGTCAACGCTGCGCTGACTATTTATAACGCCATACAAAAAGTCACAAACGCTTTGACTTTTATTTGGAACGCTTTGCTAGCAGCCAACCCAATCACGCTGGTGGTGCTGGCCGTAGTCGCGCTGATCGCCATTTTGACCGCGTTGTATTTCAAATTCGATGGTGTCCGCAAAATCGTTGACACAGTATTTGATGCAATAACCACAGGTGTCAAATTCAGTTTTGACGCAATCAAAACCTATTTCACCGCCGTTTTCAACATCTACAAATCAATTTTCAACGGCATTGCAAAACTATGGAACAACACCATTGGCAAACTGTCTTTCACATTTCCGTCATGGGTACCAGGTCTAGGCGGTAAAGGATTTGACGTTCCCGACATTCCTATGCTGGCGCAAGGCGGAATTGTTACAGGCCCAACGCTTGCCATGATTGGTGAGGCAGGCCCAGAGGCCGTTATTCCATTATCAAAGATGGGTGGCATGGGCGGCGGTATCACCGTCAACGTGAACGGCGGTTTGGCAACTAGCGCCGAAATTGGGCAAGCCGTGGTGAACGCAATACGCGCCTACAATCGCAGCGCTGGCCCAGCAAACATTCAGGTGGCGTGATGCCAGGCGTTGCTGTAATTGACAGCGGAAACTATGACCTACAAGTAGCCACAGGGTTTTCAATCAACGCGTTTACCCTGGACGATGCAACGCGCGGGGTGCTGGACAATACCCAATACGTTTTGGACGGTGAAGGCGAATTTGCCAGCGTCATGGACGGGTGCATAGGCGTAAGCGTCAAGCGCGGACGGCGTGATGTTGGTGACCAATTCAGCGCGGGCACCATGTCATTCACTTTGAACGACACATTGGCGGGTGGGGTGTTCAATCCGTTTGATGAAAATTCGCCCTATTTTGACACCGCAGAAAGCAAGCCAGGGCTAGCGCCAATGCGTGAGGTGCGCCTCATTCGATACGACACCACCAATGTGGCCCAATACCTGTTCAAAGGCTATGTGGTGAACTATGACTACAACTTTGCGTTGGGTGGCATTGACACCGTCACGGTGTATTGCGCTGACCAATTCTATTTGCTAGCCCAAACCTATTTGGACGAATTCAACCCATCAGCCGAATTGTCAGGTGCGCGAATTGAAACGGTGCTGGATTTGCCAGAGGTTGATTTTCCGTTGGCTGACCGTGATATTGCCACAGGCACCGTTGAACTAGGCCATGATGCCGCCTACACCGTTCCTGCTGGAACAAACGTTTTGCAGTACATCAGCCAGATCAACAGCACCGCAGAATTTGGCCGCCTGTTCATGAGTTCTGATGGCAAACTGACATTTCAAAATCGCGTGGGAAATACGCTTTCCGCGCCAATTGCCAGTTTCCATGATGATGGCACCAATATCCCATTCAACGGTGTTGGCATATCATTCGAAGCGGACGCGGTAGTAAACCGCGCTGTGGTCACAGGCCTAGACGGAAGCACCGCCACAGCAGAGGATTTGGCCTCAATTGCCACATATTTCATTCAGACCAATAGCATTACAAACAGCCTGCTACATGAACAAACCAGCATTGACACCGCCGCCGCCTACCTGCTCAACGGCGAACCAGAGGCCCGCTATACCAGCGTAGAAACCGATTTTCTGATGTTGACCAACGCGCAGCGCGACACCGTGGCCAGCATCGAAATTGGCAACACCATCAGCATTGAAAAGAGTTTTCCTAGCGGGTCTGGTACCAGCGAACTAGCCCAGGAACTAAGCGTGGAAGGCATTGAACACAACATCAGCGTCACGTCAGGGCACAGCATCATGCTGTCAACAGCCAGCACTACCATTGTGTTTGAATTGATTTTAGACAATGCAACCTATGGCACATTAGACAGCCTCAATGTCTTAGGATAGGAACCATGCCAGTCACTACATACACATCAGGCCAAGTACTGACCGCCGCCTCACTCAATAGCAACTTTTCAGCGGTCACACCTACTTT